GGGACAGAGGATTTGCCTATGGAGATTCAATTATTAATTGATGATCTAAAAGATTAGTTAACCAACAAACAAATGTACAATAGAGTCTTAAAAAATAAATTCTAACAAAAACAAATTATGTCTATTACAAAATCAAATACTCGGATGCTCGAAGGCGAAGACCTAACTTTAACAGGTGAATTAGCTGTCACGGGTGACTTGCTGGTGGGGGCCAATACAAGTACACAAAGCCCTGTTAATAATGGCGGCGAGGGTGTAAAACTTATGCCAAATGGTCAGGTATTAGCAGGAGGTCAATATCCATCATACTTTAATCGTGAAGATAGCAATGGCGACATTGTAGTTTTCCGCAAAGACGGCAGTAAGGTGGGGTCTATTGGTTGTTTAAATACTTATATGTTTATTGGAAGCAGTAGCGTTCAAGAAACCTATATAGGTTTTAACAATAATTATGTTTATCCTGCTGATGCGACAGGTAATTTTAAAGATAATGCTATTGATTTAGGTAATTCTTCAGCCAGATATGATGATATTTTTGCTACCAACACTGCAATAACAACATCTGACGCGAACGAAAAGCAAGACATCGAAGCCCTCTCCGAAGCTGAACAGCGTGTTGCTGTAGCTTGCAAAGGACTACTTCGTAAGTTCCGCTGGAAGTCTGCTGTTGAAGAAAAAGGTGATGACGCTCGTATTCACTTTGGAATTATCGCACAAGACCTCAAGGCAGCTTTTGAAGCCGAAGGTCTGGACGCAGGACGTTATGCGATGTTCATCTCATCCACTTGGACTGACGAAGAGACTGACGAAGAAAAGACCCGTCTTGGTGTTCGTTATTCTGAACTCCTAGCCTTTATTATCTCAGCTATTTAATAACCCTCTCAATCCCTTATTAACCTAAAATGATACCCGAAAACCCCTATACAACCCCATTCATTGCCGCAAGTGGCATCGTGGGAACTCTAACCTTAGACCACGTAAACACTCTTGTAGCAATCTGCGTGGGTCTTCTAACAATGGCCTATTTAGGTATCAAAATATACAAGGAAATTACATCAAAGAAATGAGTAAAGACAGCAACGAAAAACTATATGGTCTTCAAGACCTCCTGATTGATGAATTCATTAATCGCATCAAGAGCGGTGAAGCTTCTCCAAGTGACCTCAATGCCGCCCGTCAGTTACTAAAAGACAACCAGATAAGCGCAACTGTAACCAATGATAACCCTATGGCTAACCTTGTCAGTATCCTTCCTTTTGACGACGAAGGAGTTGACCGAGTTGCTTCCCGATAATGGCTAGAGACTACAAAAAGGAATACGAGAACTACCATAAGAAACCTGAGCAGCGTCGTAGGAATGACGCAAGGAAAGCTGCAAGGCGTCTGATGGTCAAGAAACACGGCAAGGCGAAGCTTGCTGGAAAAGACATTGACCATAAAGATAGAAACCCAAAGAATAACTCTACGAGCAACCTTCGGATTCAGTCAAGAAAGACTAATCGAGGTCGTAACAAGTAATTTATGGAAGTACCCCCACAGCTAAAGGACTTTAAGAACTTCCTGTTCCTATGTTGGAAGCAGCTTAACCTGCCCGACCCTACTCCGCTTCAGTATGACATAGCGGATTACATGCAGAACGGCGATAAGCGTGCCATTGTGCAAGCGTTTCGTGGGTGCGGGAAGTCTTGGATTTGTTCTGCTTATGTGGTTCACCAGTTACTCCTAGACCCCTCGCTAAATATCCTTGTGGTGTCAGCTAGTAAGACCCGTAGTGACGACTTCAGTACCTTTACGCTTCGTCTCATTAACGAGATGGAGATACTTCACCACTTGCGTCCTAAGGACAACCAGAGGCAGTCTAAGATCTCTTTTGATGTCGGCCCTGCCCCTGCCTCTCACGCGCCCTCAGTGAAGTCTCTAGGTATATCCTCGCAGCTTACAGGGTCACGTGCGGACATCATCATTGCTGACGATATTGAGGTAGCCAACAACAGTGCTACGATGCTGATGCGGGAGAAGCTATCGGAACAGGTAAAAGAGTTTGACGCGATCCTTAAGCCCGATGATACCTCTAAGGTTCTCTTTCTGGGAACACCTCAGACGTTCGATAGTATCTACACAAAGCTCCAAGAGCGTGGCTATGTCAGTAAGATCTGGCCAGCTACATATATCACTCAGAGCCACAACGAGAAAATCTATGATGGCAACGTAGCGAAGTTCTGTGTGGATCCAGAAATGGAGAACAAGACCACAGAGCCTCTACGGTTCTCCGACATAGACCTAGCGGAACGTAAAATCAGTTATGGTTCTGCTGGTTATACGATGCAGTTCATGTTGGATAGTAAGCTGTCTGACGTCGAGAAGTTCCCTCTGAAGATCAGTGACCTGATTGTAACATCCATTGACAACGATGTGGCTCCCGAGCGGTATGTTTGGGCTCGTGATCCCGATAGGGAATGGGACTCAAGTGTTCCCAATGTAGCCTTCGCTGGTGAGCGGTATTACCGTCCGTTTAAGACACTCGGAGACATGGTAGAGTACACTGGTAGTGTTCTTGCAATTGACCCTGCTGGTCGTGGTAAGGATGAAACTGGTTATGCTGTCTGTAAGATGCTTAACGGTACGCTCTATATCCCCGCTGCTGGTGGTCTTTCTGGAGGTTACTCTGAGGACACCCTAGTGCAACTCGCGGAGCTCGCTAAGGAACACAAGGTTAACTACATCGTGACCGAAACCAACTTTGGTGATGGTATGTTCAACGAGCTTATTAAGCCTGTGTTGAACCGTATCTACCCTGTAAGTATTGAAGAGGTCAGACACAGTACTCAGAAGGAAAAACGCATCATTGATACCCTAGAGCCCGTCATGGCGGGTCACAGGCTTGTGGTTGATCCTGATGTTATCAAAGATGACTTCCAGACTATCCAGAAGTATCCCCACGAGAGTCAACTTAAGTACTCCCTGTTCTACCAGATGTCTCGACTAACAAGAGACCGAGGGGCTATCACTCATGATGACCGCTTGGACGCTCTGAGTATCGCTGTGGCCTATTGGGTGGAACAAATGGCTCAGGATGCTGAGGTCAAGATGGCTGAGAGGAAAGTAGAGCTGCTCGATAAGGAGCTACAAGCCTTTCAGGACGCCTATTATAAGAACAAAGGTGGAGGAAACACCCTTACTTGGTAACAACTCTTTTAAGAGGTTTGTAAGTAATTGATAGTCAACAACCTTTTAATAAACGACGGTTAAGGGGAAATGAATAAGGGAGGTGTTCTCAAAATAAAAGAACAATTAGAGAACAATATCCTTGACAGGGAGGGGGAACAAACCTTAAAATTGACTTCTAAGGAAACACTTAGTGTACCTTTGTTAAAAGAGTGTTATAAGTAGGTACTGGTAATAAGTCCTCCCTTAAAGTGTCCCTATGTGAAGATAGGAGTGTCCTTTAAAATACTTCTTAATAGTGTTTGACAGGTAGTAACTACCAACCAGTATTCCTATTAATGAAACACATACTATTAACTTTATATGTAGTAGCTACATCAGCCTCTATAGGAGTTCTTAATAAGAACATAGAGAAGAATGAATGTGAGCTTAAGCGTGTCGTAGAGATCCTAAATCATCACAATGAGGTTCTAAAGGAACACCGAGAGGCTATCCGTAGTCTTCACAGCTATTTAAAGAAGTACTCTATATGACACCCTTGGAACAAGCTCAGGCTCTCCTAGGGGAGCACATGAAGAATTATGTTATCATTGTTCAACAGGATGAGGATTTTCATAACTTTGAGCTTGTTTATAGTGATGGGTTTGCAACCTTAGGTCTTCTAGGGGAAGCAAGTAAGTACCACAACGCTGTTATGAGCACCTACAGGTGTCCTGAGGATGCCTTTGAGTGGGAAGACCTAGAGGACGAAGAAGAGGAAGAAGACGACGACGAGAAGTATTTATAGTGTTATTGTTTGTGGGTCACGACCTGTGACCGTTTTGTGTGTGTGTGTTATTGGAGGTCATTTCTGGGAGGACTCGGGGGTGACCTCCTCTTACTTTTTTTTTGAGTGATATTTTATATTTTATCGCTCAGTAGCCTTTAGCATGCCCTCTGCGCCTCTGATTTAAGCGTAATTCCAGAGGGTCTTTCTTTTTCCAATTAACTCTTGTCACTGGAAGTGATTAAGTGACATTAGTTATTTCTGTATGCCCCTTGTACCCCCTCTCCAGTCCACAGCGGCTGTGAAGGGGCTTGGGGCCTCTTCTTGGTGAGAAATATAGGGTAGTTTTTCTCACTAAACCTGTCAGAAATATTGGGTAGTTTTTCTGACTGATGCCTCTTGTTTCCCCCCATAGCGACGCTAGTCGCGCCGTGTGGGCTTGGTGTGTCTTACTAGGGGTAACACCCTTGTAGATTATCAAAACGCCTTGTAGGGACTCTCAGAGGGCTTAACGGGGATTCTACGAGTGTGCTCTGGGTGTCCCTTGGTTTTGGTACAAAAATGTGAGAGGGTATACGTTATATCGTCGAGCTGAGTTACCCCTGCGCTACCCCTGCTTTCGTGTGTTTTGGCATCACTTTGTCACTACACAGGGGGCGTGCCTTTTATTCTAGCTGATTGCAGGGGATTATATATGCACAGTGGGGCAGCATGAGTGTTATATCAGGCAATCATGATGCGTTGATGCGTTTGACTGTTTGTGTCAAATG